CTGCTTGAGTAGAATCCGTCAGATCGCTTGTCGAGCTTAAATGAATCGCTGATGCCCCACCTGTACCGTTAGGCATAACATTGAGAGCTGTGGTGGCGTTAGTCGTGCTGTTTTGAAAAATTGTTGAGTTGTTACTGTAAGTAGCAAAAGCCCCCTGAATACGCCGTGCGTTACCACTAAAGATTAAATTAGCTGCAACAGTCTGGTTAGCGTTATATGTCTGTGCTGCTGTAAACGTCTGAGCTTCTTCAAGGAACGCAAAGGTTCTATTGCCTGACACGGCAGGTATGGTTATCGTACGTGCGGCATCCGTGGTGTAGCTGATAGTGGCCTTGTTGGTCTGCGTACCGACGAGGAGCGTGTCGATAGTACCCGTTGTAAAGACACCAGTAGAAGGCGTTGCAGCGCCAATAGGCGTGTCGTCAATAGAACCGCCATTAATATCTACGTAATCATCCGCAAATCTTACGTTAGTACCATCACAAAATACATGCGCCTTTTTACCATTAGGTATTGTTACGCCCGTGCCAGCAGCGGTTTTAATAACGATACTTTGCCCTGATGGTGTACCGGTAGTGTTGTTTTCAACAATGTATTGTTTTTGACGGTTGGGTATAACTACATTGCTAGTCCCTGTTAAATTGCCAGAAGACTGAATATTTAGCACTAAGTTACGCACCGCCTGAGGTGAGTTGCTATCGATATACTCTAGATTAAGAGGCCCAGTTGGCGCATTAATACTTGCTGAAGCTCGTCCCGTAATTGCTTCCGGCAATGTGTCGGCTATATTGGTGTTGGTGGTTGTACCCCAGGTACCCGCCTGCTCACCGGTACCTATCTCTTCGATGTTTAGAAGGTTGTTGTATGAACTTGCCATGATTTACTCCAATAAGTTTGTTACATTGTAGGCCACTGCACAGAATACGGGAAGCTCTCTTGCTGCGGTAGGTCACGCAATGCCTGCCGATAAGTCTCCCACGCAGTACGATCTACAGGCGCATCTAATACCTGGGTCCAATCACTGTCTGTAAGAAGCTGGTTCCTCTTAGCCCTTACGTTGGCTGCGGCCTTGTCTTCAGATAACTGAATGACCTGCCATACCTGAGTCCACTTGTCATCTACCCGCACCGGCGTGGTCTGCTCATGTCTTTGGGTAAGAGGATCAACTACTGGCGGCGTGACCTCAACAATAGGATAGACGCTGTAGTTTGCAAGAATGCCTTCTGTAATGTAGGCAGGGAAACTTGTGTTGGGATTGTCTTTGCGGAGTTGCCCTATCGTGTAAGGAAACTGCACAGAACCATTAGATACTTTTACATAAAGCATGATCTTTCCTTTCTAGGAAATTGTGAACTGCCATACAACATCGTTGGCCGACCCAACAACATAAAAACTTAAACCATCGTCTTTGAACCATACCGCACTTGGGTTAGTTTCATAAACACCTACTGCAAAACTTTTAGTTGCATAAGATGCGGTAGAAACATCCCACGGTGTTGCTAATGTGTATTGATAAACCGTGTCGTTAGCAAATCCAACAATGTACATTGCTGAACCGTTGTTACCTATAAAAACTGCATATGGAGATGTTTCTTGCGTTGCAACACTAAAAGACTTGCTTGCATACGAAGCAGTAGATAAATCCCATGCAGAAGATAAAGTGTATTGGTAAACAGTATTGTTTGTTGTTCCTACTACATATAGTTTCGTTCCAGCATCACCAAAAAACATACCTCTAGGTAATGATTCTTGTGATGTAACACTAAAACTTACGGTGTCATATGTAGCAGTAGATATATTCCAAGCAGTTGAAAGACTGTATTGGTAGATTGCATCATTAGTGTTGGATAGCACATACATCTTAGTACCGTCATCTTTGAACTGTACTTGTGCTGGTGCTGCTCCTGTCTGAGTGCCAACACCAAACACACGCACATAAGATGCTGTCTGTACTTGCCATGCAGTAGATATGGAATACTGATTGACATCATCGCCTGTTTCACCAAGAACGTACATTTCTGTGCCGTCTGGTTTAAAAGTAACAGATCTTGGGCCATTCTCCTCCGCCGCCACACTTCTATAGTAAGAATTAGTAGTCGCAAGGTTCCATGCAGTACCTAGTGCAAAGCCCCATACACGGTCTGTAACTGAGCCGATTATATACATCTTAGTACCTGAGTCAGCAAAAGCGAGGCCAGAACTATTGTTTTCTCCATTAATCGCTGCAAATGCATAAGACACAGAATCGTAAGATGCTGTACTTACATCCCATGCTGAAGATAAGGTGTATTGAAAAACTGTGTTATTAGAATTAGACAGAACATACATCTTAGTTCCATCATCTTTAAACTCAACTTTTGCTGGAGTTGTTCCAGTTTGTGCAAATACAGAAAACACTTGCACAAAAGAAGCCGTAGATACATTCCATGCAGTTGAAAGATTGTACTCATTTACATCATCACCAGATGACCCAATAATGTACATCTTAGTGCCGTCAGTTTTAAATGTAATTCCATTTGGCGTGATCTCTTGTGTCGCAACGCTAAAACTTACAGAGTCATAGGTCGCTGTTAGTACATCCCAAGCAGTCGCTAAAGAGTATTGGTAAACGGTGTCATTAGAAGTTCCAACGATGTACATCTTCGTACCATCGTTCTTAAACGCTAATCCTTGCGGTGCTGACTCTTGTGCGTTTACATACAACCCAGGGATAAGTGTCGCAACATCCCAAGCAGATGACATAGATTGCTGCCATACGGAGTCTGTTGTTGAACCTACAACATAGAGTTGAGTTCCGTCAGGTTTTATATAAACGCCATTAGGATTTATTTCACCAAACCAAGTATTAAAACTTGGTAAGGAAACTTTTGTAAATGATGCAGTGCTTACATTCCAAGCAGACGAAAGAGCATATTGGTTTACATCATCACCAAGTGTCCCAATAACATACATTATTGTTCCGTCTGATTTGAAAAACACATCAGTTGGCAGAGTTTCTTGAGATGTAACACTAAAAGATAAACTGGCGTAAGAAGCCGTTGATAAATCCCAACCACTTGTGAGTGTGTATTGATAGACGGTATCGTTTACCTCCCCAACGATATACATCTTCGTCCCTGAGTCACCAAAAAATAGCCCTCTAGGAGTTGCTTCTTGGCTGGTAACACTTAGGCTTACAGAATCATAAGATGCTGTGCTGACATTCCATGCGGTAGATAAAGAATACTGATAAACCTCGTCATTACTACTAGATAGAACATACATTTTTGTTCCATCATCTTTGAACCTAACTTTTGCTGGACTTGTTCCTGCTTGCGCCGATACAGAAAAGTTTTGAACATAAGATGCTGTGGTTACATCCCATGCTGTAGATAAATCATATTCATTTACGTCATCACCTGTTGATCCAATAACATACATCTTTGTACCGTCTGGCTTAAACTCCACTCCAGTTGGATTTATTTCCTCCGCACTCACATTTTTTCTAGGAAACACCGCCGTACTTGGTTGATACGGTGTGGATAAGTTGTATTGCAGGACGGCATCTCTTTGATCACCAAGGACATACATCTTCGTGCCATCAGAACTAAACTTTACATCTGTAGCGTTAATTTCATATCCAGAAATAGAAGCATTTGGCGCTATTCCTTCAAAGGTAGCAAAGGCTAAGTCCCAGGCGTTAGATACGGGAGGAGCTCCTCCTACCCCTGCTGCTGCTTGAAGAATATCTCTAACGCTCATTATTTAATATCCTTAGCAAGTAATAATCCACGCCAAGTAGTGCCAGCATTGATGGTGAAAAACCCAATAATGTCTACACCAGAAGTGGTGAGTGTTGGCGGCGTTCCTCCCGCCCACGTGACACCAGAGAACCAGTTTACGGTCGCAGAACCACCATTAGTAAGCACCAATACAAACGCCCCAACGTCACCGCTGGTCGCTACGTTCGATACCGTAAACGTGGTCGTTCCAGAAATGGTTTTGGTAAAGTAGTTGCCCGCCGCTAGATCAATATCTGAAGCAGATACGGCGGTGCTTTTTTCTCGTAGACCAGTAATGACTGGCGTGGTAGCAAAAACCAACAAACCAGAACCTGTCTCATCCGTAACAGCGGTAGCAAGGTTTGCAGACGAAGGAGTTCCTAGCCATGTGGCTACGCCGGCTCCAAGAGACGTAATCCCAGTACCACCGTTGCCAGCAGCAAGAGTTCCCGTGACCGCTCCAGATTGAGCAAGGTTAATAGCGCCAAAACCTATCGTTGTACCTGATCTACGCAGAACATTGTGGTCTGCTGCCGCTGTAATTGCAGCTAAGTCGCCTGTGCTATTTGCTGACCTACCTGCAACAGATAGGCCGGCTATCTGTGCAATGTTTGTAAATGGTAGATCGCCTGTAACCGCATCAGTTGAAGCAAGGTTTATCGCGCCAAAAGCAAGCGCTGTTCCTGACCTACGAAGCACTTGATTATCAGTGCCTGCCGCAATGCTCGCATTGTCTGCCGTAGCATTACCTGTAACACCAAGAACTGAAAGGGCAGAACCTTGGGCAAGATTAGAGAATGGAAGATCTCCAGTGACAGCATCTGTTGACGCAAGGTTGACTGCACCAAACGCTACTGATGTACCAGACCTACGAAGAACTTGGTTGTCTGTACCAGCAGCTATGCTTGCGTTGTCCGCTGTAGCGTTACCGGTGACCCCTAAAACAGAAAGAGCAGAACCTTGGGCCAAGTTAGTAAACCCAAGCCTGGCTGATATAGCTGGCGTAATCGTCGTGCCATCCACATACATCGACCGTTCGGCTGGATACGTACAGAAAATGTCCTTGGTGCCAGCGCTCCAGTTAACGGCGTTTCCAGAATTGGATGACTCTAAAATTGTGTCCCGGCTGAGTGTCGTACCAGAGGATGTATAGGTTCCAATGCCTACCTCCCAGTCTGTCCCATTTGTCACTGCGTAGTAGGTTGTATTGCCGTCCCCAATAACGGAAAACGCCTGGTAACCTGTTACGGCCCCGGCAAGCGTGTATGTGCCGGTGCTCGTTGTGGTCGTAGTCTCTTTGACTCTGTCTTTTAGTACAAGTGGCATGATCTATCCTCTATGCTGCAACCGGTATCCAATTTGGATTCTGAGCATCGTTTATTACAACCCAATTTGGATTCTGAGCATCGTTTATTACGACCCAATTTGGGCTTTGCCGTTTGGGAGCAAAAGTCACTATCACTAAGTTTGCTGTTCCCGGTGTTATAATTGCGTTTTGAATTACGCTTGGTGCGTTTGTAGCAATTACTACTGCTCCAGCTTGAGGGAACACTGGTTGCCCAGGAACAACCTGTGGAGCTGATCCTGCAAATGTCGCAGACCCAACTAATGTAGTAATTGGGTTGTCAATCCCTGGCAAACTTCCCTGCGCCAAAAGAGCGCCTGTTGCGGGAACAATGCCTAATTGAATAACTGGTGCTGCACCATTTAAAACGACCGCCCTTGTTGCTGGGCTAATAATTCTTTGTGTTAAAACAATGCTTGGAGCAGACCCAATAATAAGGGTTGATCCAGTTGGAGCAATAAAGGTTTGCCTAAATAAACTTGGGGCGTGTCCCTGTAAATTAATTGCACCAGACGCCGGTTGCCTAACACTTCCAATTGCAGTGCCTGGAATATTTCCCTGTGTAACTATTGAACCCGTAACTGTGGATACAAAACTTCCAACAGAAACTATGGGTTGCAACCCTTGCAACGAAACCGCACCTACAACTGTTGTAACCGTAAACGTGCGCTGTAAATTTGGAGCCGCACCAGCAACAACAATTGCGCCAGTAGCTGGCGTTATCGCAAACTGTTCTATCCCCTCTTCTGCTGCAAAAGGGGCACCCGAAAACGGGGCTTGAGCAAACATTTTGCTTCCTTACTGTTTAGGTAAGGGTAAATACGCCAGTAGCAGCAGGAAGAATCGTCAGGGTGTTGGGCGAAGTCACCGTAAATTGCGAGGAAGACAATTGGCACCAGCAAAGAAGTCGCCCTGCACCAGCACCGGTTGAGTTACGAATCACAGCAAACTTCACATTGGTTAGCGAAGCGCCAGAAGCCGTAAACGTCAAACCTATAGTGGAGTAAGTAAACTTGTACTGTTTTGCCGAAGCACCGACCGTCCACTGTCCAGTTGCCGGAACAATATTTTTTCCGCCAGCTACATATCCGCCAGTAGCAGAAATTTCATTAGTTAACTGTGAATATGCTGTTAGAGTGAAAGTTGATGCGTTACTAGCAGAACGAGCCAAAACCATTTTAAATACGCCAGCACCAAGAGTAATAGTACCGTTACCAATGTACTGTTTAGCCTTGTTGTAAAGTTGCCATGCAGATGCAGCCATTTTAAATCTCCTTTAAGTCAGCACAAGAAGCGCCGGTTTCCAAAATATGACGGAGTAATCCACCCCGAATGTCTAACTCAATTTCATCACCTAGCATCTTAATTAAATCAATAAACTCTTGAGCCTGAGAAATCATCCATGGGTTGCAATAAAATATTTTGCCGCCCACATTGACCGGAACTACGGGTTGACCGTCGTTTTCTTTTTGTTCGTAAGCATGATGTTTATCGCCATCAAGACATGAATCACAACCGAACACATGAAATCTCTTAAAGCCCAACATCCTAAACAAAGGTATTGTTCTTAACAACACAGTAGAACCACCAGGAACAGGGTACCAACGTTCATACTGACTTGCCAAGATTTCATTTAGGATTTCGGTGCTGGTGTGCCAGATGTATGTCTGTTCTTTAGGCATCTTGGCAAACACACTTGGGTGGCATTGAGAGGCAATAAAATACTTACAGTCAGGAACTATTGGATCTACAAAACGATTGTTGTGCTCTTGAGCATCAACCATAACCATCGCAGATGGTGTAATACCATTATCAATACAATATCTGTAAGCATTGTTAATGGTGATTAATTTGACCCCATCTTCCCGAAGTTTGCGAATTTCTTCGATACTATTAGCTAAAGATGGACCACCACCCACAATCATAACTTCTACATTATTGGTTGGATATGGTTGAACTTGTTGAAATCCTAAAGATATGTTGTGTTTTACTTGCTCTTTAATTTTTTCTTCTGAAGTATTTAATACACCACAATCAACAATCTCATTACCAGACGCCCATGCAGAAACATAAAAGTAAGCATAGCCAGACTCTTCTTTTGACCAGTGGATCAAACAATTTCTATCATTAAATTTTTTAAGCCACCAATCATAAGAATGAACACTTAGATGCAGTTTATGCCCTAACAACTTACCCATCTGATCATCTTCCGTAGAAATCTGAAAAAAAACATGATGGCAAGCTGCTAAACAATTATCTAAAACCCGATCCACATGATGCGGTCGAATGTGTTCCATAACATCTGTACAAAATCCATATGCCGCTTTAATTTCTAACGGCTGAGATAAATCATGCTCTTTGAAACGCATTACATGGCTTTGGGTTTCTAGCATTGGGCGAATGTCAGGATCTAAGCAGTTGTCTGCAAAATCCACCATCGTTACATCCAACCCACCAAAGAAGGCTAAGTTCAAAGCCCCCCTGCCAGTACCACATCCTAGATCAATAACAGACGCACCACGAGGGGGTTTAGCTTGGGCTAAAAATTCAAACGCCGCCCCTTCGCCTGGAGCTACTTTTCTGTACTCAGGACGTTCCCACATCATTCTATAAAGATCTTTTTCTAGTGGTCGATCACTAGAAATTCTAACTTGTGGAGCCTTGCCTATAATTCCGTTAAATGAAGTAGACATAATATTCTTTAAAAAGAGGAATTAAATTGTTCGTTTTGGATGTTGTTAGAGACAAGTAAAGTTTCCAGTAAAGGCTATTTAGTTCACCGACATTCTTATCTGACCAGACCGATAAGCGTCACGACGCTCCATGCCATCACCCAGACGTTTAGCCAGGATCATTGCCTCTTCATAGCGTTTGTTATACCCAGCAATAACATCAGCCTCACCCTTCATGTAGGTGTACGCCTCAATTAATGAGCCATAGAGCAACGCAGAATCAAAGTTATCACCAAGCCACGTAGTACCAGCCGTAACAATTGATTCTGGGTAGTAGAAATAGTGCAACTCTATTAAATAGTTTAGGTTTGGTGTTGGCCCTAAGATAAACGTGTTGTCATCAAATATAGCGTAATACTTTGGTATGCCTGTAGTATTTGGATTTGGAAATGCAGCTCTAATAAAATTTACATCTTTGTTTAACAAATACTCATAGTTACCGTCGCTATCAATAACTGCCATGGAATACACAGCTAAAAAATCTACGGGTGTTCCAAGATATTGATTGCTTGAAGTTGCGTTGCCAGTTTGATTTTTGCGAAAATTTGGAAACTGAACGCTGTTATAAATCCGCTGCTCAGCCTGCTGAATGAACGTGTCAATCTGTTCTTTAGACGTGAGGTTTACTAGGTTTCCAGAGGAATCCGTGTACTGAGTACTCGGAAAGTCATTTTCCGTGAACCCCTTGATCGTCTCAAACAGAGTTGCGTAGTTCATTTAGCCTAGCTTCTTCGACGAGTTAGTGCCCTTAGTAGCCGCTCCTGTGCCACGCGTTTTAACAGTCTGCGTATTAGGGACATTATTTGGGTAACCATTCTTAGTATCCTTTACAGGTACTGGGGTAGGCATCTTGTTCATTATCGCCCCCGCCCAGCTTTTTTCTGCATCATGACCTTAGGCATACCCTTGCCCATCTTTTTCTCCGTCATGGACTCTTTGGGCGGCTTAAGCATACCACCTTTTTTCAGGCCCATGCGATGCATTTTTGAACTGCCCTCGTGTTTCTTAATAGCCTCGGCAATTTTGTTAGCCATTTTGTTCTCCTATTAAAATTAAGGCGCTGTTAATCGAATTAAAGCAGAGTCTACTGTTGCCGGAGGAAACACAACTCTAAATGATGTAGTGGAAGTGCGATCAGCCCCAAAATCTAAGACACAAATAGATGGTCCACTTACTGTATATACCAAAGCTCCTCGTGCGGTAAGAGAAGACACCCAAGAAGGGTCTGTAAATGTTAAAAAAAATATACCATTTTCTGTGTCATAAGTAGGAGATACGAGCTGTCCTGTAGCGATATATCCTGATGCCACGACTTCATCAGAAGATGTATATGCGGCTGTCGTGTTATTTAAAGTTGCTGCACTGGTATAAAGAGCTACCTTAAAATAACTACTTGAAAAATCTAAAGTTCCAGCTGCAATGGCGGCTTTAAAAGCGTCTGTTAAATAATTTCCAGTAAACGCCATTTTTGTCTCTAAGAATTAGTTAAATATGGAGAATAAGTGCTTGAGTTTGCCAGCATATAAGGAAACATTGTTTGAGTGATGTACGTAATTTCTAATGGTGTAAGAGATGAAGAAAGAGATCCTGTAACAAAACGCAACATATCTAAAGCATCAGAAGAACTAACTATACCGTCTCCATTAATATCACCAAGTCTTCTATCATTAACAAATGTATTTCTAAACAATGCTGTTGGTATTGGTTGCGATTGAACGGCTGCTTGCAATAAAGCATTTGGTAACAATGATTGTGTCACCACCATTCCATCTAAAACCACACCAACCGGAAACAATACTGCAAATGGAGCCACAATTGCTAAATTATTTGGTGTAAGCCCATCAGCATTAGCTCTAGCACCACCAACCGGTGCCCATCCCCATTGCACAATTCTACTACCGCCAGATGGGTCGCCGCTACCTAATGGGCCAGCATTAGACTCAATTTGCAAGCCTGTGTAGCCAGCTTGTCGATAAGTAGTATCTGGGCGTGGATTACGAATAGCCTGCGGGTCATTTACCGGATACATGCCCAACTGCAACTGTGGCTGATCTGGTTCCCAACATGTAGGGCAGACAAGAAGATTTACGTTCTTTGTCTTAATAACGATGCTTTTAAGCTGTTTTAGCTTATAGCGAAAGCCACACCTATCGCACTGCGATATAGCCCATTTACCAGAGGCAAACTTGGTAGGCATTAATAGAACATCTCACGCGGCGCTAACCGCAGAGAAGCCTTCTCACGATCTTCAGACGATGCCAACGCCCACTGCTCTTCATACGACATCTTGAGCATTTCTAACCGTGGGAGCGCCTCAGGAATCTTCATGGACAAGTAATATGCCAGCCCAGCCACTAAGCAAGGCAACAGACGGAATGGAATGTCTTGTGTGTCTACCCCGTTACCCGCGTCCTGTAAGCGACGCAGTCTCCAGTAGACATAGGTGTAAAAGTTACTCTGGTCTGGCGCAGGCCAGACATTAATATTTGGCGGGTTTACCCCAGTAGAAGTGTTAGTCGTATTAGGCTGGTTACCGTTTATGGGGTATGTAGCACCCGACTGCCGGTTAATCCAGACCTGAATGGGTCGGCCTTGTGCGTTCTTATTCGGTATCGTGGCATAAGTAGAAACGCTAATGCGGCTGATGTTGATGTCAGTCTGCTCAGCGCCTGTCTGAGTCCGTATCACACTATCCAGAAGGTCAATCGTATCTACAGGCAGAGCGTAGGTAATCTGCCCCTGCACCATTGGAATCGACCCCTGCTCAATAGTCCAGAGGTTAATACCACGGTTAGCCCACTCAATAGTCAGCAGGTTCAGAGATCTACGCGCTGTACGGAACTCATAACCCGTGCGTACCTCTAAGCCACAACGCTCAAAAGCTTCTTCAAGAAGCTCATTGAAGTCTAGATTAAAGCTAGTGGTGCCTGAAGTGGTCATTAAACCATCCGTCCTTTGGTTTTGCCTTTACGAGCGCAGCCATCTGCTCTTTTAGACGCGGAAACCGTACCGCCTTTTTTAAATCTTTTGGTGACTTTAATCCCGCCGCCTGTTAATTCTCTGTTTGTTTTACCTTCTCTAGGCTTGAACGCCTGTCCTTCAAGATACGCTTCAACATCCAAATCATCATTAACCTGTTTTCTGCCAGACAATCTGCCGCCCAAAAAAGAACCGTATTGATTTGAAGCGCCAGACCCACGCGCTAGTACGTTTTTCATACCAGACTTAGCCATGAGTTCGGCGTCCCTCATTTCACGCTCTAATTCTTTATCAGTGATTGTCACTTCATTCCCCTCAAGGTCTTAGCCAGACGCGCTCTCTGTCCTAGCTTACCCGGTGCTTTTGTAGCCCGATCTAGCATCTTAGCGGGAATCTTTTTCTTACCCTTGATGCCAAGCTGCTCACGCAACGCACCCGGCTTCTTGATGGCTTCTTTTATAAAACCACCCTTCTTTTTACCTACAACACCACGGCCCATAAGCACGTCGGCTTTGGTTACTTCACCGTCTTTGTTTAGGTCTGGGAACGATTTAGCCATTATCGGAACCTCGCTGTCTTTGCTGCAATAGATTTTGGTTGTTTAACGAACTGCTTTCCAGAAGCTTTACCAGCTCTTTTCGCTCTAGTCGTCGCTGCATACTCAGCTGGAGATAGTGACTTGATCGCCTTCTCTGGGAGGTAACGTTCGCCAGTATCGGAAGACGGTTTCCCACTCTTAGTTCTCCACTTTTGTGCTGTCCAGTCTTTCAAGCTCTGCTGCGGCTTCTTTAGCGGCATCTCGCTCAGTCCTTTTTCTCTTCCGGTACACTTCCGCAGCTTTTAAAACCCACGAAAACACATTTCCGTCTCTCTTCGGGTCGTACACCGGCGCCCGAATCACTTATATCCACCCCCCTTAGCTTTGTACTGCTTAGCCAAGAGTTGTGCTTTTCTTGCTGACCACTGACCCGCAGCAGTCCCTTGAGTCGCGGAGCCTTTAATCTTTTCAAAAAGACTCTTACGCATTCCCGGCTTCGTATAAGTGCCTGCTTCATTGACACGAGATTTAACCTTTCCGCCTTCAGCATACTGCGTGAAGTTATTAGGGTTATCCCTACGAGTGGCTTTTTTAGCCTTGGGCATTTTAGATGGGCGAATATCACCCATCCCGCGTGAAGGTCTCATTTAGCACTTCCCGCCGCCACGCATTTTGGTCTTCGGCATACCGCCGTTCATCATCTTGACCATCTTGCCTTTGGTCTTGCCCTTAGAAGCCACACCGTCACGGCTAGGAGCAGCGGTCTTAACAGCGCCCATCTTGGAAGCGCCCATGCCAGTCATCTTTTTCATACCATTTTCCCTTTCGTTTTACCCTTCGTTGCACAGCCATCGGCACGCTTGGAAGCGGAAGACTTGACCATGCCACCAGACTTATAGCTAGTACGCTCTGGAACTCTCAAACCACGTACAAGACGACGCGCCTTATCCAAAGGGGACCCTTTTTCTGGGGCAGCATCAGGTTTGATATCAGCCCTTTTCTGTTCAGGTAGGCTTGCCCGTAAGTTACGTAGTTTCTCTGCAGGGGTCATACGCTTAGGCGTAGCATCAGCTGCTTTAGAAGCCGTACCACGCTTAGCCAGACGTGATGTTTCATCGCCTGTATCAGTTACTTTAGGTGCGGCTGCTTTAGGCTTAGCCTTAGGCGCAGTGGCCTTAGGGGTAGCTTTCTCAGCCGGTTTACTAGTACGGGCTACAAAATCTTTGATACTTTCAGTAGTACCAGGCTCATCGCTCATCTGACTACGCTCATACTCTTTCTTTTCGCGCTCTTCAGCGGCTAAAAGATTTTTGGCGTCATCAGAGTCTGCGTATCCGCCTTCAGAAAATTTACGCTTTTTCATACTTTCCTCTGCCCTAAGGCGTCAATTTTGTCCTCTAACCGTTTAAACCCGCTGTCAAAATGTTCACGGATTTTCTCTAGGTCTGCCCTTACTTCTGCACGTGTGATGTGATCCCGCGCAACTTCTTCACGCGTTCTGTTAAGCAGAATGCTGATGCGTTGAAGCTCATCGAACTTGCCCTTAAGCAACATTCCCATCACCGCCACTATCGCGCTCAGCGCGATATTCCAAAGCATCATTTCCATCTAACATTTCCATGCGCGCAAAGATTTATTGATGCGGCTGTTCGGATCATTGGCAGTCTTAGCAGAGGTAAGCTTCTTCTTCATGCCTTTCATCCTGGCGCAGAACGAGTCACGCCTTTTACCGCCTTCTGGCTGCGGGGCTTTTAATCCCGGCTTACCTGGATTGGCAGCGTTATAGGAAGCACGCCCCTTGGCGTTGAGACCACCTTTGGGGTTTTTGCCTTCTTTGCGCTGCCAAGCAGGTGTCTTAGCCATAGATCAATGTCATAGAAGTGGTGTTGGTCACAGTCCCATGCAGGCCAGACTGACAAAGGATTCCTTCGCCTGGCATGGGGATGATCGTATAACCAGCCGTAGTACTAGCCGCCGTGTTGATAGTGGCTAAAATCTTGCCACTACCACCACCTTCACGGATAACAACAGAACCAGCACTACCACCATTAATAGCGTAAATAGTCTTAATTCGCGCTCGGTCAATGGCGTTGTTGTTCTGGTCCAGAAAGTTACCCGTGGACTCTAGCGGCTTAGTCGCTAGTACGTCATATTGCATAGTAGGCATTTGAGCCTCCTATTAGACGGACTGTTGACCGACCAGCGGATCAGTGACGTAGTAAATGATATAGCCAGAGGCCGTACCAGCACCGGAAGATCCGTCAGTTACAGTGATGTAGACATTCTCGTCTGCATCCATAACCAAACCAAGATCATTACCAGCAGTGGTCGCCGTGCCAACAGTCACAGTACCAATAGCATTGGTGTAACCATCGACAAGACCGTCGGTATCAGACGCACTGTTAGAAACAGTAGCCCAACCAAGGTCAAAAGAACCAGAAGCTCCGCTAACAGCGCTGACAACCACAGACATAACCACAGCGCCAGCAGGCAGGATTAGGTCAGGGGCACCAGAAACCGAAGAAATTTTGGCATTAGTGGTAGTAGCAGGACCAACATCGTCAATATAAAACTGGGCGGTCATAACCATGGAACCGCAGTAAGCTTGCCGTGTGGAATCGGCACCCGAGCGCCAAATGGACTGGGTGGTAGACGGACGTACACTCATTTTATCCTCGCGTGTAGTAGCACATCCTCATATCGTCTCTACTAAGTCTGCTAGGCCAGTCGATATGAGTGAAAATCCTAGACTGCAACAACAGTACAGCAAAAAGAAAGGGGGTGCAAGACCCCCTTTCTACCCAGATTAAGCGCCGGGCGAGCCGAACATACCCAAGGGGTCCGAGAACCCAAATGAGTAACGCTCACGAGCCTTGTAACGTACGTTGCCTGTATCGAAGTCCCCGTCCATGGACTGAGACAGCGGAGTACGAACAAAGTGCTTCATACCGTTAGGCACGTCTGTGCAGAGGAACCATGCGTCGGTGTCCGTCAGCCAGTGATTAACGGAATACCCGTCAGGAATCGAGCCGTTATTACGCAGCGCATTGATGTCGTTATCAGCCGTACCTACACGCTTTTCAGTCTCAAGCAGGCGGGTTGCAACGAACTGCAATGACGGAGGAATAATCAGCTTGCGGGGTTTAGCCGCAATCAGCAGACCACGCTCATCGGTCCATGCAGCGATCTGAATAACGGCGGCTTCAAGCGAAGTCTCGTTAAGATCAGCAGGAGTAGCAGGCTCGTTAGAGTTGACGCCACCAGAGACAAGGGGGTGATCCGTTGCAAACAAGGCTTTACCGTCACCACCAGCATAGGCAGAGTCAAACCCGTTGTTTAGCACGGCTGCAGCCTTAACTTGCTTGGTATAAGCCATAGCGCGAGCCAAAGACTTGGTGTAACGCGAAGACAGGGAGTCATAGAGGTTGTCCTCAATAGCCTCTTCCGTCAGCGAAAAACCAAGAGCAATAGTCTCGTGCGTATAGCGTGCCGTCCAAGCCTCTTGCGCGTTATCGTAGGCAATCGCACTGCCTTCGTTCTTCACCGGTGCGGCGGAGAAGCCAGACAGTTTGGTTTCCTCTTCAAACGAACGCTCGGAGGTCTCGGTCTCGTAAATCTCCTTATGCTCTTCGCCGTAGCGTGCATATTCCATACCGAACAGAGCGTTCAGACCAGGAAGGAGTTCTTTAAGTAGTTGTGCGCGTGAAATAGCCATTTAAGTTTCTCCTTAGACGCCAACGGGGTTGAGGTATTGGTGTCCACCGGTCACTGTACTGGTAGTCGTAGTAGCAAAAGTACCAGGGGTCGGCTCAGTAGTTGTAGACGCAGAGACTACGTACGGAGCGTTCCACTTAACAATAGCTTCTTGATACACGACGTTACCACCAGACACGTACGAAGTCTCAGGAACGAGATCAATAATACGAATCGGGAGGGTAGCCGTAGTAGCAATATTGTCGATAGCTACAGCGGAGTTACCAGTAGTCGTGTTACCGGAGTTCTGCACCAACTCGGCGTTGTTACCAACAGCCGTACGCTGAACAGTACCGATAGTCGTACCGGAAGAAACAATAGCTACTTTAAACAGCGCGTCAGGGTCGTCCTGAACGTACGCCATAATGTCAGAAGCCACGGTGTTAATTGGGTAATTCTGACGAAACACCTTACCGTAAGTCGGATCAGTGTAAGAGCAGCCAAGGAAAACACCAACAGGAGTAGCGGTGGTAGTACCGGTCTCTTTCACCAGAATGCCATCACTAGACAACTTAACTACATCGCCGAAGAAAATTCCGACGCCATAGTTAGATGCGATGGGGATCTGACGAGTAGCACCAGCAAACACCTGACCGCCGATCAAGTTGATCGGGATTAGCCCATAAGGGCCATTAACAGTAGGATAAGCCATAGTTGACCTCGTTAAAAGTTAAATGCCTTTGCCAAACGATGTCGTGGATCTGCGCTCTTTAAATAGCGGCATCCTCGGATCGTTATCTTTCATAAAGCTGCTGTCTACAGCGTCCATATTGTCCTTGGTCGCTTTGGCGAAATGCGCCGCACGTTGTTCCACGAACTCTTCTGGCATTTTGCAGAGTAACAGCCCAGCGACTTCGATGTTGTCTTTGAACCTGCTGTTAGAGTCTACGAGAAACTTAAACTGGGGTTGCTCCTCAATACGCACTGGCTCCCAGCCTTCTCTAAACTTAGCAGAGACGTTTTTAGCGTCTAACTGCCCACCTGTAGCTACACGAATCCAACGATACGCATAACCAGATTGTTTAACGGGCTGCGGTAGCGTTTCTGGGCGCTGCCACTGCTTAGGTCTCTCAGATTTTTCTCTACTCTCAAGTTCGCGTGCAAGTCTATTTTCAGCCATTTTGTTTCTCCAGTCGTATCATTTCTTTCGCATACTGCTCAGGCGTTAACCCAAGCCTCTTCGCAATTGCTAACTGCGATTGCTTTAGCACTATCCTCTTGGCAGAAGTGCTTCTTGATACCGGAGCCACAACATTAGCCGGTTTCATCTCAGTGCGCTGAGCAGGCTTGCCGCCCCTGTCAGACGTTTCTACTTCTTCATCTTCCCCGAAGTAATCAGAGAAGCGTTTTCGCATGGTCTTATCGACCGTATTCCAATATTCGTCAGTACCAACGTAACCTGCGCCGTACTGTTTTTCTAATTTCTGATGCAACCCTAGCGCTGTTGCAGTCATCTCTTCGTCCTGCCCGAACCACGTATTTTTGCTACGCCATTCAGAGGTCTTACGATCTAACTGCGGGGGCTGAGGTTGCGCCCTTTGTTCATTTATATCAGGAGTTTGCTGGGTTTGTAAAGGGGGTCTGTATCCTTTTAGACTCTCCAGCTTAAAATTCACAGAGTTAAGCTTAGCCTGAGCATCTACTAACTTGTCGGAATCTCCAGCCTCATAAGCCTCTTTATAGGCTCGTTTAGCCATCTCCAACTCAATTTCTGCAGCGCTAGTAGCCGTCATTACCAGGGATTTCTCCCCTTCACTCAGCCTATTTCTGAGAGCTTTATTCTCTTCTAGGGCTTTTTGAGCCATAGCTAGGGCTTCTTGCTGCTCCCTCAGTGCCCGTTCTTTCTCCCGCCGCTCGTCATGCCAGACCTTTTTCATCTGCTTCAGACGAGTTTTTACCTTGTCAGAGTAGTCTTCTAGCTCATCTTGCTCTAGCTCTTCAACCACTTCTTTTGGTAACGGCTGACGCCCACGATCCTCTGCAGGTGTGTCGTCTTCAATCTCTAACTCAAAATCCTTCTCTTCTGCTACTGGTTCCTGCTCTTTGATGTTTTCAGTATCTGCCATTTGTTACTCCTTATTTGCGACTGATGCCGCGAGGATCTTCTACTACACCCTCAACAGAATCATCGTTAATAATCCGAAACTCGCGCCCGTGAATCTTTAGACGAGTGCCAGCATGAGGACGAACTAATACAAAATCACCCTCTTTGCACCATGGGCCTGACGGAAACCTAGCTAAGTCTTTATAACAATCTGGACCCATTTTCATAACAAACAGAACCGTAGTCAGCAATTCTTCATGCTGCATGGTTATGTCTGCCTTGACTAGACCACTGTCAAACTTGTCCTCAATCTCTGGAATCCCACACAGGATGCGGTATCCAGACGGGTCTGGTACTTGCCTAGCCTTATCTTCTGCGCTTGCTGGTAATACTGTTGCTTCGTTCGGGTCGCTTGTAGAACCGATTAAGATTTCACTCATCTGAGGTTTCCAACCTTTCTGCTGTTTCAGCAATTAAGTTATTAGCCATTAATAGGCCACGCACTACACCAGCGGAGTATTTGTATTCCGCCAGATCTTTTGCCTTTCCATCTCCTAAATCTTCAATAATACGAAGACGTTCCTTCTGGAGTTGTTCAGACAAATACTTCAATACATCTTTGCTCATTTACACTCCTTGTTCAGGTTTCTGATTTTGTTGCTGAGATAACTGTTGAGCCATCTGCACGCCTAGGCGTGTTCCTTCTATTTCCTGCTTTACTGCCTCAACACTTTCTTGGAACTGCTGTTGAGTCTGATCTTTGGCGATCTGTGCGCCTAACCGTGCGCCATCAACCTCGGCCTGGGTCTGAATCCGCATCTGCTCAGTCTGTATTTGTGCGGCCTTAAGCTGTGCGTCCATCTGATCTTTCTGTGCCTTGCGCTGAACTTCTGCCTGTTTAATCTGCAACTCTTGTTGTTGCATTTGTACAAGCGGGTCTTGCGCCTGTTGTTGGGCTTGCTGCTGCGCCATCATTGCCTGATTAGCCTGTAAAAGCTTCTGTGCGCCTGCGGCTGCAAGGCGAGAAATCTCAACTTCCATGTCTTCAGGCATCTCTTCGTTCGGCCCTGGGTAAGGAACGCCAATCTTTTCTTCAACATTCTTGCGGTATTGGAAAGCAAAGTGCTCCATGATGTGCGCCATAAATGCCGCGCCTACCTGCTGAGCTTGAGGGTTCTGGCCCAAAATCTGTGACGTTATCGGATCTTGCAGAGCCGTCATGTGGACTGTGATGTGGGCTGCGTGGTCCTGATAGATAAACGCTTTTACGGGTTTACCCGTAAACATATCCATGTTCTCAGACACAGGATCTGTGGGCTTCTGGTCATCTTCCGTCGGTACGAGCTTAGCTGCATTCTTGATACCCAATACTTCTAGCATCTGGCGGTGCAACAACGGTAAGTCATACAACTGCGGTGCCTGCTGCGCTAACTGCAACACCGCCTGATACTGCACGACTTTTTGCGACATTGTTGCTGCGTTGGGGTCAGAGACAGGTATGACCTCCACCATGTCGTAGTCAGAGCGCTTAGCAGGTGGTAGCGCATCGGTCGGCTCGTAGGCGTACTCTTCAGGCGTGTAGTCACGGATGATGTTCTTAAGGAGCTTAAACTCCTGCTTCATCGCGTAGTGGATGCGAGCCTGAACTGCTGACATAACCTTCAGCGTGCGCTCTAATATGGCAAGCGTTGTGCCTACCGGAGACTGAGCGCTCATATCTGAGACTTTAAGGTCGGCTGCACTAGCAAACCTACGGCCCTCGTCGATGATCTTATCCATCAACCCAGCCAACACCTGTGACGGCTCTTTGTAGGGCAGTGCCATGATGTTGTCTTTTATGGTGCCAGAGGCTACGTCCACATCTCGCCACTCTGCCGGTGCAATCGGCGTGTCGTCGCCCTTAACTCGCAGACCCTTGGTTTTAAAGCCACCGGGCAAGTTAGACAGCGTGCCAGCATCTACTAACTGACGCAGTATCGACGTACCAGACTTGGCAAATGCGCCAATCAAGTGGATTAGACCAAACGCATAGAAGCCAAACCCAGGTATGTACGGGTAATGTACGAAGTGCTGACGCTTCTGCTTTAGCTCATCTTCTGGGTGCCAATTACGGCGTATGGCTAGGATCTCTTGCGTATGCTTGTCGATAGTAACGACGTAAGGTAGTGCAATGCCTGTCGGCTTACCTTTCTTGTCTTTGTCCTCGTAGCCAGGGAGGTCGAGGTCCACGTGCATCTCAAGGATCTTGTATCGGTCATCTGAAGATGCCTTAAATCCCATCTTCTCAGCAATTTTCTTCTCGACATCGTCAAACGTATCTACAGGGTCACCAAGCTCTACATCCCTATAAAAACCGGCGACTTGAAGCTTTCTCATCTCGTTAGGTGTCTTACGCATCACATGCGTGACGCGCTCGGCTGTCTCTAGACTTGAAGCGCCGTATGGCACCACGACATCTTCTGCCGGTACATAGATCGAAGCCTGTCGATCCAAGTTAGGGTCAAAGTAGACCTTCTTAAACGCATTACCCGACAGCCCCAGACCCCAGAGCATCCGCTCATGCTCAGGCCGGTACTCAACCATCACTTCAGTCAACTCATAGTTCATGTCATCCTTGACACGCTGAGCTGCTTCTTCTTTCTCTCTAGTCTCAACCCCAATGATCTGAGTCTTTACAGGCCCAGCTGCAGGGAACGTTTCCATCATTGTCTCTGCTTGGAACCGCACTAATGATTCTGAGAGAAGTGGATGGTACACACCACACGCACCGGGCCAAGGCTCTGTGCGTTCTTCGATCTTTAGCCCAAGAAGTTCTAGACCATCTACATACGTCTGCATCCAGTCTTTGCGGCTGGAGATGTCATCGTCAAAGTCACCAATAAGGTCAGAGGCAAGCTGTGTTAGCTCATCAGCCTCAATATACTCGGCAAGGTTAGCGTCAAAGTCATCATCTGTCTCCTTACCTGGCTCTAGAATAATCTCTAGCCCACCGATCCCAATCTCTACGCGCTCAGGATCTTCGATCTCAATCTCTATCGGCGGCTCTTGTTCTACTTCATCAGTTAACCCAAGAGGGGCCGGGTTTAGGGCTTTCTCGATTGCCATGATTTATCCTTAATAGAATCCAACCGCTCTGCGGCTCTTAAAATATCTTTCTTCTTCGGGTTCATCGCTTGGCAGTCTGATAAACCCACCTTGTCTAAACCTTAATAGGGCTTGTGTTGTTGAGTCAACCAGGTCATCGTTTGACCCACTGGGGAAGTCGTTGCATTCCTCTATAACCTCCTTAGCCCATCTCTTGTCTGGTGCCCACACTATACCGGAGGAAAATAAATCTGACACTGCATTTACTCGCGCAATCTTGTCCTGGCCCTTGCTGGGTGTGAACTCTCCCACGGGGACTCCCATGCGGCGTAACTCCTGATATAGGGCCGCACCGTTGGATTTCTTTTCGACGATGAACGAGTCCGGCTCCCATTCCTTATATTCTTCAATGACAAGCTTCTTAAGCTCAGGGAACTCAAGCCTCTTCTTAATTGAGTTAAGAAGGATAATGTTGTAGTTATTAGTTTCTTCATTAAAAAATACACCCCATGTAGTTAGCGCGTTGTAATCAGCACGAGTATTGGTTTCTTGTGCGGCGTCTAAAGACATAATCACGTATTCGCAATGTGGTGGATCTTCTTTATCCCAAATCTGCCACCACTCCCTCTTTATTAGCGCCCCTTCTTCAGCCGTGGGGTCCTGCATATACTGGGCTTGCCAGTATCTTGGGTCCATGCCAACCCGCTTAGACTCTAGCTCTTCATACGACCAAAAATCAGGCCATAATGGTTTGCCAGAAGGCAGAATCGCTGGAAATTCGACCACTTCCCACTGATCTGCGTCTTCATTCTGGGTCATGTGGTTAACAATCTGTCCGGTTAGGTCTAATTTACTCCACCGGGTCATGACAACAACGATAGCACCGCCAGGCATAAGACGCTGAATAGGGCCAGACTGAAACCACTCCCAAGCAGGCAGAAAAACATCAGGTCTTCCTTGTTTAGCCTCTTGTTCAGAGTGCGGGTCATCAATAATGAACAAATCAGCACCCCGACCAGCAAGAGCACCACCAACCCCAATTGCGAAATACTCTCCATTGAAGTTCGTACCCCAGCGAGACGCTGACTTAGAGTCCTGCTGAAGCTCAATTTGGGGAAAAATGTCCCTATACGAGTCCATATTGACAAGATTTCGCACCCT